CTTGCCGCCCTTGTCGTCGGCGTCGTCGTCGTCGTCCGAGTCGTCGTCGTCGGTGTCGTCGTCGTCCGAGTCGTCGTCGGTGTCGTCGTCCCCACCGTCGTCGTCACCCTCCATGCGGGCGGCGCCGAAGCGTGCCTTGCTGGCCGCCAGGATCAGGGCGGCGGCGTCGGTGTAGTCGGTCAGGTCAGGCGTGCGGGCACCGAGCCCGGTACGGCTGCGCGTCAAGGTGGATCCTCCGTCGCGGAGTGGATGGTGCAGAACGTGGACACCTTACACGCGGAGGAGCCCCGGCCCTCGTGGTGAGGACCGGGGCTCCGGGGTTGGGCGGCTACTCGCCCTGCTGCGTGCGCTGGTGCCGTGCGATGTCGGCCCGGGCGTTCTTCCGGCTCCGGTGGTCGCTCGGCGTGCCAGCCAGCGTGGTCACGTACGTCCCGTCCGCAGCGCGAACGGTGTAGTGGCCCCGCTTGGTCCGCTTCACGGTGTAGCCCTGCTCCGTCAGGGTGCCGAGCAGCAGCCGCAACTCCTTGTCCATCTCCTCACCTCCTCCCTGCGTCATGTGAACATCGTACACCACGGGGCGGGGAGATGGGTAGATCGGGTAGATCGGGTAGATCGCTTTCCCGCCAGCCCTACGCGAATGCGTACGCGGTTACTCACGAGTAACTAGCGTTACGATTCCACCCGCGTAGGGAGAAAGTGAACTACCAGAACTACCCGAACTACCCGGGGTGCGGCGTGATGGGTTACGCACGCTGCGTCTATGGTGTATGTTGGTCACATGACGAACCGACGCCCCCGCCCCGACCGTGAGTTCAGCCCGTGGGGCGGGCTCTTGCTGGCCGTGATGGTCAGCCTCATCATCTGGATCGTGATCTTCCGGTGGGTGTTCTGATGGCGCGGCGGACGCTCCGCTGCTGGTGCGGGCGGCCGATCCCGGCGTCCTCCTCGTGCGGGTGCTGCTGCGCCGAGCACGACGACGACAAGCCCGCCCGCACCTCCGCCCTGGCCCGTGCCGCCGAGAAGCCCCGGCCCTACCGGCAGACCGACGGCGGCCCGAGCCTGGCCGAGTACCTGCGCAGCAAGGGGGAGATGTGACCAGCCCTCGTCTGCGCTGGCGGGCCGTCGGTGCCCTCGGGTACATCCACCTGCACGACGCCTGGTACCTCACCATCGGCGTGGCCGTGGGCCTGCTCGTGTCCGGCGCCCTGATCGGCTCGGTCTTCCTGATGGGCGCCTCCCTGCCCGTCGCCCTGCTGGCCTCGGCGTTCGTCTCGTGACCGGGGAGGACGAGGTGCGGCGGTGCTCCGAGTGCGGTGCGGTGTGCGACTCCCGGGTCCAGGTCTGCGAGTGCGGGCCCGACTGTCCGCTCCCCCCGGTGTCACGGTGACCGCCACCATGCCGGTACCCGCCGGTACCGTCGAACCCGTGATGCTGCGCCAGCGCACGGTGAAGGCGGCGCTGGACGCGGACGAGTCCGAGCCCGGCGGCCTGGCCGTGGCCCGCTTCGCGCTGGAGCAGGGCGACCGGGCGTGGAACCCGGGCACCGTCAGCGCCATGATCCAGGGCCCGGCGAAGGTGACCTACGAGCGCTTCCACGGCAGGACGACAGTGAGGATCGACCGATGAACTGGCCCGAAGCCATCTTCTCCATCGCCTGCGTGGCGGGCATCGCCTGCGTGCTGATCTTCGGGGACCGCTGGTGACCAGCCCCAACGTGTCCTTCGACCAGGCCCGGGCCCTCGTGGAGCGCCTGATGCCCGAGGGCTGGCGCACCCTGCCCGACGGGTACGAGGACGACCGCCGGTACCTCGTGCGCTACGAGTCCACCACGGGCGATCCTGGGTGGGATCTGGACATCATCACCGTGGACAAGCAGGCGGGCCACGTGATCCGCATGCCCTGGTTCATCGGCTACCAGATCCCCGAGAGCATGCGGCCGGTCAGGTCGGAGGCTGAACCATCGTCGGGATCTCCTCGGTAGGCACGAGGTCGTCCACTCGGAGCAGCAGCAGCGAGGACGGGATGGCGTTGCGGAAGTGCGGCTGGCCGTCCTTCAGGACCGTCCGCAACTGCGCGTCCAGGTAGATCACCGTCCCGTCGGCGGCCACCTCCACGTTCCAGATGTGGGCACCGCCCGCCTTCCAGGCCGCCACGATCCAGCCCCGTGACCCGGGCGGCCACGTGCTCACCTGCGCCTTCAGCGCCAGCGAGGAGCCCGGCCGGGCGAACCGCCGCACGCCGCCACCGATGCGGACAGCGCCGGGCGTGCCCTCGGCTACCTCGGTTCCATCGGGCCGGATCCACTTCGACGGCTCCCGCCACACGTTCTCCAGGTCATGGCTGGCGTACTGCTTGTCCCGGCCCTTGACGTTGGGCAGGGCCTCCACGAGATAGCCCCGGCGGCGCAGTTCGTAGGCCACGGCCACGCGCTGGCAGTTGACCTGCCACTCCCGGCCTTCATCGAAGTGCGGGTTGGTGAACCGCACGTCCGAGTTCCGTTCCCCGTCACGCGTGTCCCAGCCGAACACCATGTCGGCGTAGTCCGGGTCCAGGTAGGGCCGGGTGGCCGTACGGATCTCGCCCGACTTGACCGGCAGGCCCCGCAGCGGGTCCACCACGACGCCGCCAGGCGCTGGCCGGGGTTCGGGCTCGGTGCTCACTTCTCGTGTCGCAGAGCGCCGCCTGGCGGGCGCCACGGCCTTCCGATCCGGGGTGGGGAAGGCCCGGCCCCGGTCGAAGGAGCCACGCTTCAGCGCCCGCCTGGCGTAGTCCTGGACGCTCTTGGGCATCGGCCGGTCCAGCCGGGCCAGCGCCTTCTCCGCCGCCTTCAGCCGGGTCCGCTCGGACTCCGACGGCAGGCTCCACCCACGGAGCACCGAGCGCAGCGCCTCCCGCTTCAGCGCGTCGGGCTCGTCGGGCGAGTCGGTGCCCACGATGTAGATCCGGGTCCGGCACCGGCAGTTCGGATGCAGCGGGGCGTCGGGCACCATGCCGGAGGCGGGGACCAGGGGCTTCTCCCCGAAGGTCAGCCCACCCCGGAACGCCTCGCCCGGCCCGGCCACCTCGCCCGCGTAGGCGAGGCAGTGAACGCAGGCGTCCCGCTCCGGCAACCAGATCCGGGACCACTGATGCTCCTCGGCCACCGCTCGTACGCCGTCTGACAAGGATCGGTTGACAGCGAATCGCGCCGCAGCCTCGGTCCGGCTCACTGCCCTACGGGCGCCCGTCAGCGCGTCCTGGAGGTCGTCTGGCGACTCCACCTCCCGGACCCGCCTGGCCGCCTTCTGCAACTCCTCCTGCGCGTTGCGGGCGGCGTTGACCGCAGCCGACATGGCCTCGGGCGAGGGGAGGACCAGCCGGTTGGGAACGGGCACCCGGCCACGGCGGGCGGCCTCGGCCATGCCGAGCCGGACCGCCTCACCGCTGGCCTTGCTGATCGGAGCCGTCACGTCCGAGGTGTCCAGCGCCTCCAGGCTGGCGGCCACCATGCCCCGGAAGGTGCGCCGGGCATCGGTGTCCAAGGACTCGTAGAGCGGGAGGCTCCGGGCGACCAGCGCCTCCAGGCGGGCCTTCAGCCCGGCCACGGCCTCCCTGGCGGCCCTGTCCTCCAGTTCTTCAGCGGTGGGCACGGCAGGTGACCACCCGGCGCCCGGAGCCCTGCCGGAGCATCAGGCTCACCGAGGACCAGATGCGGCACCCGCACTCCAGGTCCATCGCCCGGCCGCCGTCGAGATCCCAGCGCTGGACGGCACGAGCCGCCGTGCGCTCACTGACCGCCATCGTCGGCGCCCTCCGGGGCGATGATGCCGGACAGCATGGCCTGGACGAACTCGGGCGGGAGCACCCCGGAGCCGACGCCCGTGGACAGGTCGCGGACGGCCTTGGCCAGTTCGCCCAGCAACTGCACCCGGCGGCGCAGATCCTGCTCGTCGTTGTCGTTGAGCCAGGTGGCCACCTCGGCGGCGTCGTAGCCCATCTCCTGGAGCACCTGGCCGACGGGCACGCCCGCGTCGATCTTGGACTTGGCGGTGGTCCAGCCCTCGGCGTCGTCCACGATCTGCGCCGGGTTCCAGGACACCTCCACCCGGGTCCCCTCGGAGTACCCCAGGATCCGCATGGCGGCGGCCAGCAGCCCGGACAGGGTGGCCTCCACCGAGTCCTCCAGCCGGTCCACCTTCTTGGTCAGGGTGCCCTCGGCCTGGCGCCTGGAGTCGCCCGAGGGCTGGTCGCCGCCCGGGTCGTAGAAGTGCAGCGGGATGTCGGTGGCGGTGGCCATCATGCGCAGGAAGAAGTCCGCCGGGGACAGGAAGTTCTGCGGGTCGGCGGGAGGCAACTGGACCAGGCTCTTGGCGTTCTTCAGGATCCAGAGTTCACCCGGCCCGGTCTTCAGGCCCGACTGGTTGTCCTTGCCCTCGGCCGTGGCGGTCGGGTCCAGGGGGTCGTCGTCATCGAAGTCGTCCAGGTCGTCATCGTCGTCGGCCTCGGACTCGGTGAGCAGGGCCCGCTGCGGGACGATCTGGTAGTCCATCGTGGTCATCAGGGACACCACGATCTTGTTCAGCGCGTCCTGCGCACCGTAGGCGCCGTAGTGCAGCGGGATCCCGTAGGGCCGGGCGGTGCGGAAGTGGAAGACGATCTGGCCGTACGGGTTCTCCGTGACCGGCTCCACCGGGTCGTCCTCGGTCCCGGCCCACGGCGTCCAGTGGGTGGCCTCCGAGCCGTTGGTGCCCTCCCGGGTGGCCCAGCGTTCGATCCGGCCCGGCTCCCGCCGGGTGCCGAAGTAGTAGAGGTTGACGCGCTGGATCTTGCGCTCCCCGGCGCCCTCGGTCCACCACTTGATGACGAACTTGATCTTGCGGGGGTTCTCCGGGTCGTAGATGGCCCGGGTGGTCAGCGCCGAGGAGAAGTGGATGTCCACCCCGTCCTCGTCGTCGTTGGGCCAGACGAAGGCGTAGGCGTCCCCGTACTCGCCCATGCGCTCCAGCCACTCGGGCAGTTCCAGGGTCAACTCGTTGGCGTCCCACACCTCGGCCTGGAGGATCTTGGTCAGCGCCTCGTTGTCCGGGATGCTGACCGACCCGACCTCCATGCGGTCGGTGACGGCCTTGACCGCCTTGGGCGCCACGTTGACCCGGAAGGACGTGCCGGTCTTGCCGACCCGGCGGGCCAGGGCTGGCGAGGCGAAGAACTCGGGCACGTCGCCGGAGAAGTAGTCGTGGGCGGTGAGGTAGTCCGGCTCGGCGTCCTGGAGGGCACGCATGCCCACGATCACGTCGCGGAGTTCGTCGGAGTACGTGCCGGTGAAGACGGCGGGCTCGGTCAAGGAGCGTCCTTCGCGGAGGCGGTGGGCGCCCGTCGCGGGCACGTCGGTCGCATCCTACCGGCGGACAGCAGAGGAGCCCGCCACCTCGGGGTGAGGTGACGGGCTCCGGGTCCAGCGTGCGTCAGATCGGGCGGGGCTCCTCCAGGTCGTCCAGGAAGGCCGAGAGGGTGAAGCCGAGGTGGGCGGCGGCCACCACCATCTCGTTGATGAAGTCGTGCTCCTGGCGGAAGGCGGCGGCCCGCACGCCGAGGTCGGCGGCGTCCCGCTCCACCATCGTGGCGGTGCCGTACCGACCGGCCTCGCGCTCCTGGCGGGCGATCCGGCGGGCGCTGGACTCCTGGAGGCGGATGACGACGTACTGGCGGGCGATGGCGATCTGGTCCTTGGTGAAGGTCATGGGGAGGAGTGTATGTCGTTCACACGACCACGCGCAAGAGGGCCCGGCCACCGAGTTGGTGACCGGGCCCTCGGGCTCCTGCGTGCGTCAGATCACCCGCAGGCACTCCGGGCCGATGTTGCGAGTGCCCTCGGGCAGTTCCACGATGCACCGGCTCCGGCCGAAGCCGGTGACCGTGCCCTCCGAGCCGCAGTCGATCAGGCGGGCGCCGTAGCCGTAGGAGATGACCCGCACCGTGCTCCCGACCTTGACCTCCGTGCGGTGGGCGGTGCCGTCGTTCCAGTCGTAACGCTGCGCGGCGGCCATCAGATGAAGTCCGCCCGGGTCACCTTGGCCGAGTGGTCGATGACGTTGGCGTCGGTGCTGGCGTGCGTGTAGGTGGCGCCGACGGAGCCGGTCACCCGGGCGTGGATGGCGGCCGAGCGGGCGCACGCCTCGCAGGCGTCACAGTCGGGGTGCGCCTGCGCGGTGATGGTGAACATGGAACGGGGCTGCGGGAGCATCGTGGTCGTCATGGGAGGAGTGTATGTCATTCACAGATGATGTCAACGGGGCACACCTCCCGCGTCTCGGTGACCGTGGCCGTCACCGTGGCGGTGCGCTCCTGGGTGACCGTCACCGGGGCGGGCGGTGGCGCCGTGCGGGTCACGGTGGCCGTTGCCGTCCTGGTAGCGGTGGACGTGCGGGTGGCCGTCGTCGTGCGCCCTTCAGTCCGGGTAGCCGTCTCGGTGACCGTGGGCGTGGAGGTCGGGTCGGGGACCGGCGTGACATCGGTGAAGATCGGGGCGATGGGCCCGGGCGGGGTGACCGTGACCGTCACCGGCGCCGGGACGGCGGCCTTGCCCTCGGGAACGTTGGACACTGCCTGCCCGACGATGGTGGCCAGCGACGCCACGCCCAGCAGGGCGGCCAGGACGCCGATCTGCTTGATGCGCAGCCGGGTCCGCTTGTGCTGGAGCCTGGGGCTCATACCGTGCTCACCGAGGACATGCCCACCTTCTTCCGCTTGGGCGGCTCCAGCATGCGGATCACGCCGGAGCCGATGGCGTCCACCTCGTCGTCGTGCGGCGCCTTCGGGAAGGCAATCATCTGGTCCTCGGCGGAGTGCAGGCGGCGGACGTGCAGCACCCGGCCCCGCTGGTAGTGCGAGAGCGACCGGGCGGCCCGGACCTCCTTCTTCACCGTCTGGTGGACCGACTCCACCTTGACGGGCATGTCGTGGAACGTCTCCTTCCAGAGATCCCCGCCCTGGTTGACTTCGATGTAGATCAACTGGATGGGCTCCCCAGCCTCCTCCCACTTCTCCAGCAGCCGCAGCGCGTGGTCCCGCAGCGCCTCGCCGGTCAGCCGGACGGACTCGGAGTGCTCCACCTGGACGCGCTTGCCGTCCGGCGCCCGCCCCAGGATGGCGATGGCCGACGGGTCAGAGGTCTTGTTGGTGGTCACGGCCGGGTCGATGGACATCAGGCGCCGGGTGACCAGCGGGAGCGTCCCGTACTGGAAGTCGTCCTCCGACCAGTAGGCGCCCTCGTAGCCCCGGGGGTCGTTCAGGTAGTTCTTCAGGAAGGACCGGGTGTGCCGGATGCCCTGAAGGAACTCGGTGGACCAGCGGCCCGGCCAGACCGAGGACTCGGTGCCGTCGTCGTGAGTGATGAACGGCAGGTGGTGGTGGACCCGGATGCGCTCCTCGGAGATCCACGCCAGGTCGGCGGCGTCGGCGTCGTCCATCGGCCGGGTGGAGCGGACCAACTGGTGGACGATGGAGCCGGGCATGGTGACCGTGCCGACGATGACCAGCCGGGCGTTCTCGTTCAGCGGGAAGACGCCATCGCGCATGGTGCCCAGCCGCTTCTTGACCTGCTCCCCGGAATACCGGGCCTCCTCGGGCTCCACATCATCGAAGATCATCAACTGCGGCCGGAGGTTGCCGACCTTCATGCCGAGGAGTGCGGAGTCGATGCCCCGGGCGGCGAAGATGAACCCGGACCGGGCGTAGAGCATGTTCTGCCGGTCGGCCATCGTCACGCCGCCGTCGGCCGCCGCACCGCCCTCGCCCCGCCTGCGCTTGGCCGGTGCGCAGAGGTCGGGGAAGTCCTTGCGCAGCAGCGCGTTGGTGTCGAGTTCGTGGCGGAAGGTGGCCAGGTGCGTCTCCGCCTGGGTGGCCGAGTCCGCGAAGGCGGCGATGAACTCCACGTGCCCGTGAGCCGCCGCCCACATGGGCAGGATCAGGAAGTGCCAGGTGGACTTGCCCATGCCTCGCGGAGCCACGAAGGCGTCCCGCTCCTCGCGCGGTCCGGGCAGGGGCTTCATCCAGCCCTTGGCGAACTCGGCCCACGCCTCGTGGACCTCGGAGAAGGTGACCAGCCCGCCCGTCTCCGGGCTGGCGAGGTGGTGCCGCAGGTAGACGGCGGCGAACAGGAGCGGATCATCCCGGGTGGCGGTCTTGCGGGACTCCGAGGCGACAGGCGCAGCCAGCCAGTCCAGGAGCGGACGACCACCGGGGCCCGGCCAGCGCTGCGCGAGGTCGTCAGCCGTCACCGTCGGCCGGGTCCACGTCCACGTCGAACTCCTGCACGTCTACGATGACCCGGATGACCACCCAGCCCTCGGGGTACGGGATGGCCTCGGGCTCCACGATCTCCACGCGCACGCCGGAGACGACGGTGTACCCGTGCAGGGCCATCAGGTCCAGCAGGTAGAGCGACATCGTGTCCACGGTGGACATCGACTGACCCGGAGCGGTGGCCGACGCCACGATGGAGACGGGCACCATCGTCTCCAGGTAGTAGGGCTCCACGGCCACGCCGGGCACGGGGTCAGCCATGGGACGCCTCCTTCGCCTTCATCTCGCGGATCATCGCAGCCAGTTCGGCGTCGGCCGGGTCCACCTGCGT